ATTACCTCATAAAGTTCAACACTCCCTCTCGCCTTAGGATTGTACCCACGAACATTAAAGTACCTCTGTACAACAAAGTTGTTGTTTAGAGTCATTAAGAACTCTAATTTGGTTGTTTCTGTTTTTTCTTTCATATTAAACGTTTTTTAGTTTTAAATCTTCTTTTTTCTTTTCTTGTTAATTTCATAAAAGGGGTTAAAAATTCAACCCACGCGTTGTCATGTTTTGGTAGATACTTAAAAATTCCATCTTTCATCATCATCCTCATTAAGTTTTTATAACCTCTACCATCAGGGTCTAAATTTTCTGTATGGTACTGTTCAATTATTTCTTTTGAGTCTTCAGTTAATAATGGTTGAGACAAATCTACGAGTTTTTTATTTATTATAAAAAATTCTTCACCATAAATTCCTCTTTTAGTTTTACCTGAGAGTAAATTTTGTAATGCTCGATTGTCTTTATCATTTTTATGTAGTTCCTCTGCACGTTTTAAAATATCATCAATAGTTACGACACTATCAACTATTTCAGGGAATAACTTAACAAATGTTTTTTCTCCCATATAACGAATTCCATCAATATTATCGGATTTATCTCCTGATATAATCTTAAATGTCGATATGTTTTGGTGAGGGATAGATATGTCCTTTAAAGGGACTAAATCTCCATTTTTAAGGGTTATTCTCTTCATTGGTTGGTACACCTCCACTTTGTCCGATATAAGTTGTGTAAGGTCTTTATCTGAAGAATATATGGTCTTATACTCGTTTTCAGATATTTGACAGTAATACGCAATTAAATCATCACTTTCAGTATTTTTAACAGAAACTTGTCTGATAAACATTTCTTCAAGATAAGCTTTAACTTGTTGTACTTGCCACTCAAACGATTCTTTTTTAGCCTCATTTAAAGTTTGCTTACGATTACCCTTATAGTCTGGTGAAATAAGTTTTCTTTGGGACGAGTTATTCTCCCCGTCCCAAAACACAATTACTTTATCATGATTGTGTTCATTAAGAAACTTTTTGATTGTATTGACAAAATGATAGATACCTCCAATATGTTTACCCTCATGGTAGAAATCTCTAACTCCATGAAAACCTATTTTAAATAAATTATTTCCGTCAATTAATAATGTTTTAACCACTTTTTATGCGTTAAATTGTTACACTTCTTGTTTTTCTTCTTCTAACTTAAAGTCACCTTCTACTCCAATGACTTCTTTCCAATACTCAGATTGTTCACCTTTGTATTTTTCAATTGATTTTTTTTCTTCACTACTTTCCTTACCTGCTAAGAAACCGTGTGGGGTTACAATTATTTTCCCATCAGCATATCCTAATCCGTTGATGTGATTTTTCATTACTGATATTTTTGTTCTTGAAGCGAACTTTACTTTTCTTTTGTTCTTAACCGCAGATATAGTTGTTGTTCCAGCATTCTTTTGATTACCAAATAAAAACACTAATGATGAGTTTAACCATATTGATTCTCCACCTTTAGCCTTAATTTTGGGTTGACCAAATGGTGAGTCAGGTAAAGCCACCCATGGTTGATTAACTATTAATAAAGTATTTTCATACTTAGAATCCGCCTTACGTGAACCTGATATCCTTTGGTTGATACCCATACCTATTTTATCCGCTAATGTGGACGCATTATGTTGTTTACCTCCTTTACCATCAAAGGTCATCTTACATGGTACCGAACCTACTGAATCCCATAAGAAAAGTAAATCATACTCTAATTCACCCTTACTTTGAGCATCCAATAATTCATTGATATAATCAGTTATTTGTTCAATATAATTGAAATTATTATTAAAAATAAAGAACCCATCCCAATCTAATTCACCTGTTTCTTCATCGACAACTTCTTCACATTCAAACCCCATTAACTTAGCGTGTTCAAATGACCATTTTTGTTCGGTAATTATAAACACAGGTAAAATACCTTTTTTCTGTGCGTCAACTGCCGCCTTTACTAAAGCCGTTGTTTTACCCGTGTCTGAATGTCCTAAAAACATATTTAAATGACCAATTGCAGGTCCAGGTAATCCAACCGCATCTAAGAAATCTTCACCCAAATCTAAAAACCTTTGTGGTTTGTATTTTGCGGATGTAGAAAACTTCTTCTTTATACTACTAAAATCTTTTTTCTTTATTGCCATATTTTTTAATTTGATAAAGGTGGTAACGACATTACTGTCGTTACCACCATCATGTTAGTTGTTATTAAAATGGTAAGTCTGTGTCCACACCCATATTTGATTGCGGGTCAGTTGTTTCCTCAGTTTTAGTTGATTCATTTGAACCACCTAATACCACTTCAGAAGAGTCGTCACCATAAACATATTTCTTTAAGTCAGAACTCCAAACAGGTGTTTCACCTCTTGCAATCGCCTCTAAGTACTCCACAGGTTTCTGTGCGTAAACATCTTGCCATGTTAACTCATTATTCATCCACTCATCCATTTGAGTCTTATCTGAGTGTATTGGACATGGGTCGTCATACATAACTGTCTGTACAACCGTATATTCAATACCTTTAGGTGTTTTAGCCTTTGATAATTCAACCATTAAATCACGTCCTTCATTCGCGTCGGTAACATCTCCCTTAGCTTTCCATATTGGAATGATTTTATCTAAGATACCCTCTTGTTTGTAGTTATCTTTAAATCTCCAAAATTTAGGTCCGTGGTCTTCATTATCTCTATCAATAAGTTTTACAATATAGAATTTACGTGGACGATATTGTCTCGCCAAATCTTTGTCAGATTCCTTACCTGTTGAGATTAGTTCTTCGTAGACCTCTGTAAGAGGTGAACGTTCTCCGTCATTCTTTCCTGGGTCATATAGTTTTGTCCATTTACCGTCAATCTGTACTTCGTGGTACCACACTTCTTTAAAAGGTGATGACCCGTCAGGTGTTGGTAGGATACGTACTCTTTTTTGTCCCGAACTTGTACCTTTTGGTAAATAAGTCGTGAAATAACGTTTTAGTCTATCTTCTTGAGAGATAGATTGTTTTCCATTGTTTGATTTTGAAGTATTCTTCTCGTACTGAGCTAATACTGCGTCTAATGCATTTGCCATAATTTTTCTTTTTTCTCTGTTATTATTTATTTATCGTTTACTCAATTATAATATAACAAAGAAAGTCATTAAGTCAAATAAAAAAAGACCATCGAAATGGTCTTTTAGTGTTTTTATAAAAATTATATAAGGGGTATTAATATTCGTTTTCTAATGGTGCGTCAAATGAGTCTTTAATATCTCTATCAGTATAATTTTCAACTTCATCGGAAGTTAAAACATATTCATTTTTACCCGTTTTTTCCATATCAGGACCTTTGTCCATAAAGAAATCAGTTAACTTTTGATTATACGGATAACTGTCTAAACTTCTTAATTGTAATTTTTCTTCAGGAGATTTTTGACGATACTTATCTACTTTATCTTCTAAACTATTAATTTTGACTAATATTTTATCCATATCAGATAATTTAGAAGTAAGGTCATTTAACCTATCCATCATACTATCCATATACTCCTCTTGTTTGGTAGACATATCTTTTTGAGTCGTCACTAAATCAGTGATATCTAATTCTTCAGTACCACTTTCTTCACCACTTAATTCAGATGTTGGCTCACCCACAACTTCTACTTCAGGGTCAGACTCAACATCGACAGGTTGTACATCGTCAATATCAAGTTCGGAACCTTCTAAATCAACATCTTCGCCTCCACCTTCAATTGGTTCAGGTAAATCAGTTTCTTGCTCGCTAATATATTTGTTAATATTATTATATTTGCTTATCTCTTCTAATATTTTCTTATCTACAGACATTTTGTATTTTTTTTAACCGTTCAAGAGTGTTTTTACCCCGTGAGGTGTTTCAACTCTTAAAGTCCTATTTAGTTTCATAGAATTATCAACTCTTTCTATAAGGCCATCTCTCATTCTTACGGTATAACAATCTCCAGTGTCTAAATCACAAACTTCTTTGTAACCATTACCCGTATTTTTTTCAGTTATTCTAGTGTCTTTTGACAAAAACTGGTCTAATAATGCTTTAGTATCCATAATCTTTTATTTATAAATATACGATAAATGCCCTTTTTCTTAAATTAGTTTCTATTCCAAGTGTTTATTTTAGATTTAAAAACCGACTCAGCTTTATCAAAAAGTTGTTTTGATACGCTATTCGCATTTAAATCATGATTAACTGACGCAATAATCGAATCATCGATATTACTACCCGCAGTCAATTCTTTATCCATAGTAGTAAATCTAAAGGTATAATACCATAAGTATGCAAATGTTTTAGGTAAATTACCATTTATTGTTGTATTAACTAAAAATGCATCAATTATTTGTTCATACTGTGAACATACTTGATTCATGAATTTAATTGAATCTCCTGGCGATTTAAATGAGAGGTAAGGTACTGCATAATTAGTATCATTTACACAGACTTGTTCTTCAAAGTTAATTGTCCATCTAGCGTTTTCTTTAAGGTTTTTTAAATTGAAGTGATTATTATTTATACTCTCCACATTAGTGCCCTTACCATTTTCAACATAACCAACCCCAAAAATAAATTGTTTTACATTCTCATTTAGATTACTACTTCCGTCAATTAAAGTTTTAAATTTAGTCTGAGTAATACTTTTTCGTGTAATATCAACATAAGGTTTATTAATTTTTTGTACAGCAACACATTTTTGATTGTCAGCAATTTGTGTTTTTGCCCCACTCTTGGTTGAACTATTTTTTATATCTGTTGACCTAGTAACTGTATCTGCAGTGGAACCCGCAAGTGTGGGTATTCTTCTAACTTCTGATAAGTAGTTTTGTACAATTTCTCGGTTAACACTAGATATTAATCCATTAGGCATTTTTAGTGAGTATTTTGACATACGTACCCCCTCGAAACTCGTTTGAAAATCTCTAGTAGTAATATCATGAGTTACACTTGTTATTAAATAAGGACCATAAAACATTGGAACATACCTTAAATTAAAATACATTGTAGGTTGAATCATAACGTTACCCATAGATGTAACACTACAATTATAACTAGCCGCTTTATAAAAATTATATAAACTTACCGACTGTTGAGCCACTTTTTGCCCATCGGCCTGAGCACCCATATCCGCGAGTACTTGAAACGTTGGTGCTATATTTTTTCTTTGAGACATATCAATATTGATTGATTTAAATATACTTTGATTTTGTACCCCAAAGTCCACATTAAATGCGACAACTTTATTCCTATCTGAGAAATTGGTGACACCATCTTCGGTTGCTCTAACTCCACTTTGTGACGGTATTGATATATCAAAAGAATCGTCCCCGTATAAATAATTATCGTTTTCAGGTGATGTGTTTAATTTTTCTGCGGGTTTACCAACATATATTGCCAATAATTTAGGTTCAGACGTGTGAGTGTCGACTTCTAAAAATGTTCCAAAAGTATTATTAGCAACATCACTAAACGCCGGATTAGGCATACCTTCTTTTACTCTTTCGTTTCTACCATAAAAATTAGCATAAGATGGTGTGGGCATAAATATAAAATTATTTTTTTCTAAAATACTACCTATTAAGTCCAACACACTAGTTTGAGCTAAATTACTTTTTAAAAACCCTCTTAATTGATTAATATTAATGATTACCTTATCACCAATAGGTCTATTCGCCTTATCCAAAAATAGAAATTGCTCAAACAATGTTTTATTCTTAACATCTTGACCTGATATCCACCTATCATTAAAGTTTTTAAATGTTTCCCATAATTCAGTTTTTAAAGCACCTTCCTTATCGTCTAATTTAGAAATTCTTGATTGAGTATTGTTTACTTTAACTGACGGTAACGTTTTATTTAAATTAGTAAAAATTTGGTTTAACATGTCATTTTGAAATGTTACCTGACCTGACATAAAATCATCAAATGTTTGTTGAAAATCACTCTTAGTTAAATTATTGTCATTCATTTTTTGTGTTGCAAAAACTTTAATAATTTGTGACAAATCTCTAACATTTTCTTTAGTAAACTGAATATCCATAACAGGAAAAAAATCAGTAATAAAGGAACCATTATCACTATACATTAAATCAAAGTCTTCATACATACCAACACGTAAATATAATTCATCCCATACTTCAGGGAATGTTCCTTGGCTAGCAGCCAATGTAGTCGAGTTTGTCGCAGTTGGAACAGTATTCTCTCTATAATAACTAAAGTCAATTGGGTCTATTGGAACAATATTTTCAATGGATGAGAATGAATCAAACACTCGTCTATTAAATCTCCCTGGGTTACCTATTTTTAATATAATATCTCTTTCCTGTATTTGAGTTTTATTTAAGTTAACAAATTGCTCCATTTGATTATCAGAAATACTCTTAACATCATTTATTGAATTATCTGTTAGTTCAGGTTTATCAATAATGAGTAAACTTTTCATTACTTTTTCAATATTATAATTGTACTCAATATTAAACGCCCCTAAGTACTCGTCATCGTTAGGTGTGGATGGATTAAATACTATGTCTTCATAGTCCTTATCTTTTTTACAAAAGTTTAAAAAGTGTTTTTCAAATTCATCTAACATCTCTTTAGAGAAAATTGCAAAAATTTCCTCAATAGATTTATATGGGTTATCATTATTTTTATTAATAATATTAAACGCATTTTGTTGAGTATCCCCTGTATCAATAACTTTAATATATTGATTTGTCTTGGGTTTTCTTATCCATTCATTATTATAATATCCGTAATTAGATGATGCCCACAATGACCTAACATTACCATTTTGGATAGATTTATTATTGATATCTATACTTTGGGTTAAGTGGTTTTGTGAATTTAGACACTCTCTTTGGGCTTGTGTAAACTTTAAATAACCTGAAGACGGTATTATTAACATCTTTGGTGAAGTGGTATTTTCACCCGAAACTGTAAAATTAAAATCAAAACTAATATTACCCTCAATATCAAAGTACTGGTAGTAACTATCATAATTTAAAGTGTTAAGTACGTTATCTTGGTCATATCCCGGTGGTAAAAAATTACTTTGTGATTTACCTAATTTAAATTTACCATTATTAAATAAGTCATTCATTTCGGTGTTTGTATACCCCGTTAAAGGTGATTTACCTGTGAAGAATTTGTAAGTGTCATTTACCACTTTAGGATAAAATCCATTTTTAGTAAGTTGTTTGTTAAAGTTAACTAATGTACCAGGAAGTGTTGGGTCTAATATGTTGGGTATAAATACAGGAACTACTTCAGTTTTTTGGGGAACATAGGTTGTACTCCCTCCCGTATAGTTTTGTACATCATAAACTTTATTTATATCGTTAGTAATTGGGTCATACGCATTAACATAATCAAAATCTTTCCATATCCCATCAAGAATATCTCCATTACCTACTTTATCTTCTTTGTATCTATGCCATATTGAACCGTACTTTAATAACCAAAGGTAAGGTATTTTATGGAGAGCCGCGAACTTACTTAAACCCGCATAAATATTATCTCCCCATTTTACAGTATCAACACCAGCATCGCTAGTGTTTTTTGTTAAATATTTCTCACTTAATGTAGGTAGTGGTAGTGAATTCAAATATATATAACCTAAACCAACATAAGGATTTACCTCTTGATTTGTTTCTCCTGACACCCCTTTCAATATCGCATTAGTAAAATAAGGCGTATTCAATAGAGACGTTGTCTGTATTGTTGTTAAATTGTTTGTTGCGGTATCGTAATCGGTTCCATAATCTATCGGACTTTCCGTTAAATAAAAATCTTTATTTTCTCTGTTTAAATAGTAATCCTTAACCTGAGCATTTGTTTGATACTGAGTACTATCGCTATTATTACTAGTGTTTTGATTTGGATTTGACGGGTAGTTTTTATCGTATTGGTAATAAGTGATAAAATTATTTTTATATCTTACATCATCAGATGATTGGTCATCAAACGTCGCAATACTCTTTTTAAGAATATTAAAATTCATAACACCAGTAGTACTATTAGCCCTGTCAATATCTGATATATCTTTACCGTTAGAAATGTTTTCTTTTAACCATTTAAGATTATTAAACGGATATACATCCATTAACGTAGTAGCATTTGATGACGTTCCCGTTATATAAGTTTCTAAATCTTTTACTGACTCTGTTGATGATATCACCTCAACCGAATTTGTATTCATACTTTCTTGACTGTAGATACCAAAATCGTGTTCAATATAACCTTTTATATAATTTTGAGTATATATGTCTCTCACCTTTCTGGCAAAATAACTACCTTCACCATTATTAGAAATTGATAAAAGGTATTGATTAAAAGTTGACGCATTAAATTTAAATTCCTTTAGTATTTTCATTAATTCAGGAATGTTATCTACACCATCTTTTATGTTAGATGATTCAAAATCCGCTAATACGTTATATAACGTTTTTCTAAAATTATTATTTCTAACTACTTTACTATAGTTAGCCCCTAAGTAGGTTCTTTCAAATATTTCATAGAAAAATGAAACATATTCTTCGTTGGTATATGGCGAATTATCGAACGGGAATTCTACTGAATTTATTCCAATATAGTTAGTGACTTGGGTTTCATTACCATAATTTATATTAATATTAGGTTTGTCTTTTTCTAAAGACGCAGTAATATATTCCTCAGTAAATTGTATTTCAGGCCAAAGATTATGATTCCACCCTTGTAGTGTATTAACCACTTTGGGGTCCCCCGGATAGGTTAGAGTGTATTCGGTTTTGTTATCAACCGTCTCTTCAATAAAATATTGTGGCCACGGATAAACTATTTGACTATTTTGTAAAGTAGGCGCTTTACCATCAACTTTCACAGTCTTTAATGAAGCTTTAGACGCATCAACACCAAATTCCTTTTCAAAAATCGCAGTTAACCTCACCGGATTATCTCTAACGTCCCACGCCCTTCTATGGGTTTCATCCATTAATCTATAAAACGCCTCAGCGTTTGCGCATATAACCGCTAAGACATTATTCATTGTTGGATTAAATCCTAATCCCACATCTGAACTTACAATTTTTTTAGCTAATGCCTCAGATAATTTTATTTCAATCTCTTCCTTTAATCTTTTAAATGAGGTATCAATTTTTGCTAATTTAGCCAAAAAACTACCATTTTGAAAGTTAGCACTTTTAAAAACACCACCAAAACCAATAAGTACTGAAGGGTTATCAGTTTCTTGTAATTCACCGTCCTTACCAATTTTATAACTTTTAGCTGAAACTTCAAACGCAGCCTTAATATTCCCTTCAAACTCTTTTAATTCGTCTTCTGTCGGTTCATTACCCTTACGTTTAATATATGTTGCCTTATAATCTATTACCTCTGGGTCCGTAATATCTTCTATTAAGTCACTAGCTTTAATGTTAACCGCAATTTTTGAAGGATTTGATTTACCTTCTATCTCATAAGTACCAGGAAGAAAAAACGTTGGGTTATCTTGTAATGATTTATTACCTTCGTCAATCGCAATTTTTAATTTTGATATTGCGGTTCTACGTCCTTGTTCATCAAGGTCAGGATTTAATCCGTACAACACGGTAGCTTTAGTATCTTTTAAAATATAGATTTGACCCCTATCAATAAACTGATTATACCAATTTTTACCAACATCAGGATAAAGACTTCTTCTATATTTCGTAATGGCTCTCTCATAATTAACAATATTAGTTAAAACTGACATATCTTCTTTAGAATACGCCTCCATAACATAACGATTAAAGTACTCTAACCTCATTCTCATTTGATTAAGAGTAATTTCTGGAAAATCTTCATCAACTAAACCTTTAGCCTTATATAAAGAATACACTTCTTTTATTTTTTCCATTCCTTTAGTGGTATCAATCTTATCAATTGCAACTGTACCTCCCGCAGGTACCCCCTTGACGTTTTCAAGTTCATAACTTTTTGGGTACATATGTGGTGTAGTGTATAGATAATCTAATAACGTATCTTTTAGAAAGGCGTGTGACCTAGCAACATATGAGGTTGTTATTTTGTAACTACCGTCTGAAGGTTCAAATCTGGCGTTAAAATCTTTTAACATTAACTCTAACTTAATCGCTTTACCATAATGACCTTTTACCGTTAAAATAAAAATTGGGTATGGTAAATTCATGAATATCGAATACGGTGACTTATCACCCCTTTCAAATAAAACTCTTCCCTGAACATCAGTCATTTCAATAGTAACTGTAGGAACAAATGCAGGATTCATTTTTATGTTAATTCGGGTAATACCTAATAATTGTGTATCAACACCTCTTCCCGAACTAAAAATGTCATTTTCCATTTTATTATTTTGTCCAGGTAAAAATTGGTCAGTCCATGTAGAATCAAAATATTTTGGGTCTTCAGAGTCTTTACCCCCTAAGTTAACATTGGGTTCTTTTTGATTTTGTGGATTACCCTCCATAAAGTTAACCTTTAATTGAGCTACCCCCACATTTTTAACACTATCCGAGTAATTGGACCCAATAGCCAATTTCGTTCTCGGTATTACTCTTGCTTCTAAGTTTGCGTAAGTTATTAAATTTTCTTGTTTGATATTGCGTTCTTGAACCGTACCGTCAGAGTTGACAACTTTGTTAGGGTCAATTAGTACAACATTATCATATTCGGTTTGAACATAGACCTTATCGTTACCGAAAAATTTATTATCTGCCATAGTAGAAGAAATGTTGTTCCACTGCCGCTTTGTAGTCCTGTAAAGAATTTGTTAGGGGAAATGGTATAAAAAGTAGAGCGTTATCAGGAATATTAGACTCCAAACCTCCATACTGTGGATTCGCGGCTAATATTAACCAACCAAAATACGGTGATTCATAAAACTCATAACTTAGTTTATCTAACCTACTACGACCAGTCCTAAAAATAAATCTTTTATCCGAAGGTTTTGAAGGTATTCTAACAAACGGAACTACTGATTGTTGTCCGTTAACTAAAAAGTCGGTATATCTGTTCCAATATCTCATAATTAATTAAATGTTACTTTTCCGTTGTATGATTCTGCGGTCCCTTTATTTAATCCAGAATACAGTTCGTTAAAGTACCCATCTCTAACTGAATTTATGTTCTCTTTAGGTACGTTCATATAATAAAATATCCTTTCTTTTTCTTTAGTAAATGGTGAATAGTCGTTAAACTTCCTAACTGAACTACGTTTACTAAATCTATCTAACTCTCTTTCAGTTTTTCTTTGTACTTTTTCATAGTCTTTTTGTAAGTCATCGACAAGATTATTAACATACCTATCCCATTTATTAATATCGCTTAACCTATCATTTAATAGTTTTAATATAACCGTGTCTTTATCGTTTAATATTTTTTGATACATAGCATTCATAAAACGAGAGTAATATTGACCCTCATCTTGGTATTCAATCGAAAATGAATAATCAGGTTTAAATGATTTTTCTACTAACTTTTTATTATCGTCAAATATTTGGTCATAAAACTCTTGTAGGTCAGTACTTAAAGTCACCATATCATTTTCCATTTCTTCGTATGTGTTATTTGCGTTTTTAGAAGTTTTATCAACACTATCGGTTGCCTCTAATTCTTGTTGTACATTTCTGGCCTTATCCGCAAACCCATCTGTATTAGTCATTACAAAACTTATTTTATCTATGGTTTCGATTAGACTTAATTGGTTATTCACAACTTTTGGCATAACACTCATATAATCTGATATGTAATTTGGTTTAACTTCATTAATCAAAGTGATTATGTTAAATTTATATAAATCTATATCGGCATTTGTAAAATTCTTATTACCTATCTTTTTGAGTAATGGTGAATTATCATTATTCACATCATCAATTATTTCATCAAAAAGATTATTTACTTTATTTTGTAACTCATCTTCTTTTGGTTTACCGAATAGTTTAGTGACCTTAGTGTCTCCTGTAAATCCATCGGTATAGTAACCTAATGTTTTACCGTCAGTATAATTTCTTTCGTCCGTAAAGTAAGCCAAACCATCTATTGAGTAAGTATTTGCTACTTGGGTAAGTGATTCTGTAATTGAGTTTGCATAATTTTTAACATCCTCAACTGCAGTTGCCATTATTGTTTTAAAAGAGGTTTGACCACTAGTCGTAGTTGCGGTAGTTGTAGGATAAGTGGTTAATTCGTCAGTTTTAATAGTACCAATCGTAACACCTTTAGTTGGTATGATATCATTAGTTGGTATATTATCTTTACCGTCAAAAACCACATTACTTTCTATAGATTCCCATATCTCTTGATTTAATTCGTCCCTCTGTTCTGTAACTACAGACCTATCATCATAAACCTCTGTATTAGCATAATAATTAAATGAAAGCGCATTTTGTAATCTATTTACAGGTTCTTTTAATCCTTGCCCACCTATAAAGAAAAATGACATATTAATGTCTGCTAACATCGGTTGAACACCTATTCCTTCAGGATTTAAATCAAAAGTTAATGGTTCATAACTGATAGATATTTGATTAATTGCTATTTTAGTATGGTAGAAATCACCAATTCTTAATATACATATTGGTGGAGCACCAAATGATGTATTCTTCGCATTAAACTCAGTTGGTCTACCATCTTCACCTATTACAGGTATAGTATCACCAGGTCTAATACATTGTTGTAAAAAAGTAAGTCTTGAATTTAAACCTTCAGGTGTAATAGAGTGAAATGCTGGTTGGAAGTACTTTATTTTTTCCTTTATACCACTATAAACCATCGGTGAACTTTCCTTCACCAAATTAAAGTAATCACACTCAGTCAATAATTTTCTAACTATTATCTTCGCTACCTCTTGTTTTTGTTTTTCGGTTGTTGTTGGGTCTTTATATTTAATTGGTTCCTCAGTAACAGTTTCCGTTACAGTATCTTTTGTGGGTACCGTCTTTTCTTCATCAGTTACCTGAACCTCCTCTTTATATGGTGTTTCAACAACACTGTTAAAAAATACTCTTCTACAACCCATCGCCTGTGGTGAAAATACTTTATCTGCTTCAGGTAATTCTTGTGTACAATCGACACCATTAATAGTTACCTGTTCTCCCGACGCAACCTCTTTAATTATAAATTTACCATCATCTTTCCATTGTTGTAACGTTTTTTCACTATTTGAAGGTTTTAATGGTAACATATATTGTATAACACTATCGATTCTTCTCTTTGATAAAGATTTATTATAATCAACATCATTAGGTGACGATGCCGAACCTTGTAATAAGACTTCAACTGTAGAGCCGGCGTTTAAAGCCTCTCCAACTCCTTCGATAAATTTTAAAGTACTGTGTAACGGACCCTTTTCAGGTCCAGTTAAAATATTATCTTCATAAAACTGATTTACACCCACTTTATTTTCGGCCGTGGCGTTTTCACTGTATTTAGTCTGTTTAGCAATATAATTAGTTAATGTTGTTTGGTAAGACTCATCAGAGGTAGTAATTTTAACGTCTGTTGGTCCAGGAACATCATTATCAAAATAATATGAAAACCCGTATGTATCCTCCTTAACTTTATCAATATAATCAACAACTGCTGGTTCCTCATCTCCAGGTACGCCAGGATTTATAAAATCAAAATTTTCCTTAACTTCTTCAGGTACGGGTGAGTTAACAATTATCTCGTAAATATCATTATAAGTAAATTGGGGATATCTTAAGGCTAATTCATATATGTCGTATTTTCTACAACCAGCAAAGAATGAATCCACAATACCTGTCACTTTATTATTATTACTTTGATTCGCCAATTCTTTATCCACAATAGCATTTAATATTGATGGATGGTCAACAACAATCTTCCAACTTAAATTACCATTTCTTGTTGTATTATTATACGTGTAAATTGGTTCAGGTCGACCTAAGAATTCATTTGTATTCCAATTCGCCGAGTTTGTTTCACTTACTTTCATATCGTAAGGTGGAAACCACATTATTCTGCCACCATTAGGTCCTCTCTCACAATGTGGTAGGTCTTGATAGGTGAACCCCTTTTTTCTTGAGGTTCTCCACGCTAAATTTTCTAAAGAGAACATATATTTTTTAACACCTTCCCCTTTAGGACTAAAATCATTACCCTGTATATTTGTACTCTCATTACCCCTCATAGGTGCAATGTTTAAATTATATGTACTATCTAACACTGAGTAAGTAAATCGTCTATTTGCGGTTGTAATTCCCTCAGTTTTTTGTAAATCACCCATTGAGTAATATGGAGTGTCTTTAGTGAATACACGACAATACTCCTGTCCAACGATATCACCATCAACATCTTTATAGGCAATTACTCTTGAACCTTTTGTTAGTTCCCTCGTACCGTCATGAAACACTTTTGATACTTGGTCGATAGCATTACCAACATGTTGTAGTTTTCTAACTCCCACTACCTCATCGGCCGCGTTAATTAATTTTTGTGTATTATCTAATATAGAACCCTTAGTGTATTGGTAGTTTCCGGAACCATCTACTGATTGTGTGGCGGTAAAAGTATTTTGAACCCCTTGTTCATTCCAATCCGTATCAATAGTACCAAAAAACTCAGCACCTTTACCAACTTTTTGTCCTGCCCTATCTTTATATTTTGGTGAAACCCAAGTAAATCCTCCTTGTAATCCCCCATCATCGTATGTTGAGGTTTGATTTAAACCAAATTTATATTGATTATCTTTTTCTTCGTTTTCGTAAATTTTAGCTACCTCGTCATAACCATATACGGGTGTTTGAGTTTTATTACCATCTCTATCTAACGGTAATGACTCTGCAGGTGCGACAACATCTCTCATTTCTTGTTGTGAACTACCTACGTAATAATTTTGTTTAGGTACCTTTGTAAATAAATCGGTTAAGAAGTTTTTATTATAATCAGGTATATAACGGTTTAATCTAAGTCCGTGAAAAAGTCTTGAACGTTGTCCACCACCTGTATTATCCAAGAATATTTGCATTCCCGTCTTTTCGGTGGGTAACTTTAAAACACCTCTCTTATCAAATAAACCTGTTATTTTATTGGCTATTTGATTTAAATACATTTGTTTCGGTTCAGAACTAAAGTAATCACCAGGTATCCACGAATATGGTGAATACACACCACTAACCCTACTAATGAAGTCTAAACCTTTACCAATTAAACTCTTAGGTACTGAAATTTTCCAATCTCTCTCAATAATAGATTTATTACCTGTGACGATACCGAGTAAATCAAATGGGTCTGTTAACGCATCTATCGCGTTTACTCTACCTATAGTTTGTTGATATGTTTCTTCGGCTATTCGATATTCAAACTCAGTCTTAAGTGATTCCGCAGCAATTCTCGCTAAATCAGAATCTTGAGATAGAGAACCGTTATCTCCTTGAGGGTTTTGACTTGTTAATAATATAAATGGATTGTATGATGACGCAATAAAAGTATTATATGGACTTTTACCGACTAAGGCGGGTATTCCTTGACCCATATCTAAATTTAAAGTATTACTAAAACTAGTTACAGAATTTATAAAAGTAATGTCATCAATAGATTTCGGCTCACCAAAACCACCTTCAGGCCCATATTGGTTTTTAACATAAGCGTAGTTTCCTTCATCAGAACCAATCACCTCTACCTCTTGAGAATCAATAACACCAATATCATTTATAATAACTTCGCTTTGCCCTGGTTGTGACGCAGGAGTAAAACCATCACTATTATATGGTTGTAGATTTTTTACTAATAATTTTTTTCTAAAATTTTCAGTAGAATCAAATGATAATGGACTTAATGACATTTATATATTCTTTTTAGATAAATAGATGGTAACATAATTTTGTGTAAACTAAAAGAATAGATTTATACAAAGATACCCCACCAATATTATACTATACCCTGTCACCCGTTACAGACCCACCATACGTTCCTTCTTTATTAAGTAGTTGAGAACTGATTGCGGCTATTGCGTCTGGATTATTAATTAAGTATCTAGCAAACTCCTCCTTAGTCATAACCGAATTAGTCGGCATATTATCAAGTTTTAAATTAACTTCACCACTCACATTAAGGTTAGAATTAGATGCGATGGTACTCGTAGTTGGTTCATTAATGTTAAGACTTGAAGTATTTAAATTATTCACAGAGAAATTATCACGTTGAGTGGGTGTGGCACCTTCCCCACCCTCATTATTTTCATTTGTATTACCCTCACCTGTAACAGGTTGAACCTCCGTATTATTTGAACGGTCAGTAGGTGTTGCGGTCGAACTAGGAAAAAGGTCTTCAATTTTTTTCATAACATCCCCTTCAAAATCAAATTTCCCAAATTCTATAGCCGCCATATCGAACGCCTTTTGAATAAATCCATACGCCGCGTCCGCAAATTTATCGGCCTGTTCTTCACTCACTTTTAATTGACTTAATCCCAAAGAAAACGCTTCGACAACTTTATCAGGTATTTGAAAAAATTCTTGTGCCCTTCTTCCTTTACCTCTTTCACCTTCTTCGTTCTCACCTTTAAGAGAGTCAATTACATTGGTACTAGACGTTACTAAACCTTCCGCGATATCTGTAAAACCGTCACCTTGTGCTAATTGTAGTCTAGTCATATTCGTTAGAACTGATTGAGCAGCGGCTATTTCATTGAGATAACCCATCGATTTTTTAGCAACATCTAGTTCATTCATCGCATCTTTAGCTACAACTTTTTCTAATGCCGTGTAATCATTGGCTGTCATATCATTGAAACCTTGACCAATTTGTCTAAGTGTCCCATCAGGCATAGTAATATCAATATTACCGTCTTTATTAATCTTACCAAGATTAGAAATTAACTCTTTTTGCTCATCACTTACACCACTAAGATTACCTAATATATCTAATTTCTTATTTTTTTGAGCCGCCTTCATAGCTAATTCGGTCATCTCTTGGTAACCCAT